CTTCATTAGCAAGTTTTAAATTTCTAATTTCTCTTATATCTATAGCATCGTCTAAAGTTATTTGCTGAGTTTTTAAAGCAATTTGTATATTTTGCTCTAGCATTGCTCTTTCTTCTTCGTCAGGTATTAATTCTAAGTATATTCCAAACTCAAACAAGTTTAAATTATACATATCCTCTAAAGTACCTACATTATAAGAGCTAATACTTGCTTTTAAAGCTTCTTTAGTTAAAGGATATTCTAAAGCATCTGATATTCTCAACGCGATGTTTTCACAAGTTTTAGCAGTTAAGTATAGACTTGATTGTACAATGTGTTTAGTAGCAGTATTAGAATTAGCAGCAGCAAGTTTTTGAAGACCTACTAAAGAATCAGAGTTAGGAACACTACCATCTCTAGCTTCATTAAGTCCTGTTACATCTCTTATCATTTGTAAATAATACTGATACGTAGAAGTTAAAGCTTGTATTTTAGCTTGCGAAGCAGAGGTTTGTAATTCTTGTATAGGAACTTTACCTCTGTTAACATCTCCATCTTGAGTTAATGATCTACCTAATATACTACCTGTTTGAAAATACATATTTAATGCTTCAGCAGGATTATAATTAGTACCGTTACCTAAGTCTACTTCAGCCAAGCCATCAACATCTAAGAATACACCATCTGGTACCATTCTAGATAATACTTGCTGCAACTTTAAATGAGTTAATTGAATCATATCAGCAAAGCCAGTCATTCTACTAACTAAACTTTCAATACGACCTTTATACATTTTGGGTGCGCATATGCTGTAGTTCATGTTAACTTTAACTAAATTAGAATCAGGTCTTACCATGTTTTTAGCTAACTCCCATTGTAACATCATGTCATGACCTAGTATTTTTGCTCCATGATATAAAACTTCTATAGATCTAGATACTCTTTCAAAGTTGTCACTTGGTGGAGGATTAAAAGTATCTGATTTTTCAATTGACTTTTCTAATCCAGTTGCCGTTTGTTTTATTTTAAATACTTGATTAGTATAAGTTTTATATTCAAAATAAAGTACGCCAATACTATTACCATCATTTCTACCGTTAAATTGATAGTTATAACTATTGTTTGATGGGTATTTTTGTATTGTTTCTAGCTCAGCATCTGTTAATCCAGGAAACTCTTTTTTAAGTTCACTTAAGTTAATGTATTTAACTTCACCTACATACCATATATCTTCAAAATTAGGATCTTCTGTATAAGAATAAACTAAGTTAGCTGGATCAACATAATCTACAACAACTCCTTGAGACAAATTAAAACTAGTTTTTACAGCACCAATACCTAAAACAACTAAATCTTGAGCTACTCTTCTTCTAGTTAACTCATATCTATTAAAATCTAAAGTGTTGTTTATTGCTTCTTCTTCAGCTATTTCTATAGACTGTTTATAGTCAAGCTGCATATGAATATTCAACTCTTCTTTATTCTGTGGTAAGTCTTCAGGATTAGAGGTAGAATACATATTCATACCTGTTACACTTTTTATTTTCTCTATAAGCTCTTTGCCTTCTATATCTCTTAATAATTTTTCTGCGTATGTAGTTCTTTTTTTAAGTGAAGCAGGATCTTGCGCATATGCTTTTATATCATATATCTTATTATCCATACCGTTAACAACAATATCTACAAACTTAGGTATAATTGGAACTGGCTTCCAGTCAAGATTTAAGTAGCTTAAGTCACCATTGATAGCTAATTCGTCTTTATATTTTTGCACTGGTTGTTCGCCTCTAGAATATAATCTTAAGTTTCTAAAATTATTATAATTAGTATTGTATCTTCCAGCAACACCTGTTCTAGTCCCGCTAAACCAATCACCTTCTATAGCTCGGCCTACTTGCCTGCCATAATCTAGTGATTTTTTGACTTCATCAGGTACTACCTGATCAGGAAAAGAACTGCCGTTGTAAGTAGTTATTTGCATTTATTTTATTATTTTAGAAAAATTTCCTTCGTTATTGTATTTTTTTATACTTAACTTTACTTTATTTTTTATCAAATGAGGTACAGGTCTATATTTGTTTTTATTACAAGCCATAATAGCTAATCCAGAACTTATAGTAGCATCATGCTTTGTTCTGTTGTTAATATTAAATTTAGCCCAGTCTTCTAATGTTTTTTGAAAATACATATCTCCATATCCAGTTTCTAATAAACCTACATGATCTTCTATATAAGACTCTACAGCTGCAGCGTGAGCTTGCTTAATGTCCTCGCTTGAGTTAGGTATTCCACCTATTTCTTTTTCTGTAGTTGAAAGTTTATTCCAAACTTTATCAGGCCTATTAATAGAAAAGCTTCTATAACCTCTTCTTTTTAAATAATATAAAAACCTAGGTTTATTATTTTCGGCAAGTATTGGCATGCCGTAAAAAACCATTGCCATAAGTACATCTTCAAAAAATATTTCAGCTGTTTGTGGCCTTGATATGTATTCTAAAAAAAAATGATTAGGCGGCGCGTCTTCCATTGAAAATTTAGTTAAACCATGTAATGCTCCATTAGAACCTTTGCCATCTACAGTGCCTGATATGTCATAGCTATCTAAACCAAAAGAACCAACGTGATCATTGCCTGGATGTTTAACACCATTTTTATTAATAACATTATTCTGCATGTTTAAAGGAGGCACCCAAGATATTAAAAATCTTCCATTTTCACTAGGGTAAAAACTAACTCTAGTATCTTTTATTCCATTTTGCCACTTAAAGTTTCCTTGAGTAACATTTGCTTTATTATTTAACTCTTCGTTATAATCTATTTGTTCATATATTTTAACTAAATTAAATAAGGACTGCTTAGCTTCATCTCTAAAAGCATGTTGTTCAGTTCTTGGAAACTGCCTATAATATTCGTTTAAGCTGTCTTGATCTGATTTAAGTCCTTCAACTTCGTTTTCCCAGTGCTCAATAACTCCTGTTGTAATTTCGTAACCATCAATTCCTTTGACTGTATTTTTTTCTCTAACAAAGACAGGTAGTCCGAAAGTATCCATGAATCCTTCGTAGTTCCATTCCATAGGTATGAACAAGCTATAGAGCCCAGAAGATGTTTGTCCGTTTCTATTTCTTTTAGTAACATCACTATTGTAGTAAATTTTTTTGAAATTGTCTCCACCTTTATCTAATGAATTAGAAGTTGAGCCCATCATACATTTACCTACGATTCTTGATCCTAGTCTTAACGTAGTTTTTGTGACTCTCCAGTTGTTTAATATATTATCAGGTCTTTCCCATTTACCACTTTCATCGTGTGCTAATATTTTTAACTTTTCACCATCGTAAGAGTTATCACCTGTATTTTTCCAGTCAATAGTAGTATCTAAACCTTCTATTTCTAATTCTTTAATATTTTCCTGGAGCTTTCTACGAGTAAGCTTCGCGGCTGGAACTCTATATGCCAACTCAGTTTTCGGCCTGTCCATCCCGTCTTGAATAGGTTTAAAGAAAAACGGGTAGTTGACGGATATTGGGACAACTTTATCTGTGAACATTTTTTTGGCATCGGCACCAGACTTGGAAAGTATACCGAATCTAGCATCGGAAGATATTGTAGCTTGGTTGACAAGTTCCGCGCTTGACATAAAACTGAATCCACTTCGCCTGTTTTTAAGGTAACACATTCCGTAACACCTATTGTCTGCTTTACATGCTTCCCAAAATATAAAGAAGAGTCTATTTGCTTCTCTATAATCGGGCGCTCCAACATCAATTTTTGACCATTGCAAGTACATGTAATGAGAACCAGTAATATATACAGGACTGCCACAATTGAAGAAATGAAAACCTTCTTCTCTACGTTTAAATTCTTTATCGATATAGTCATACCACTTTTCTTTAAAATCTAATGAATATTCTTCCCAGTCAAATCTTGTTTTTATTTTTTGTAATTCTTTTGGGTATTCAAATTGTTGCCAATATTGTTCCGCTTTGTTTTTGCTTCGTTTATACGGTTCATCTGCTGCTGGTAGAGCAATCCTGAGATTTTGTATTTCAATGATTTGTCCAATTTTACCTGTTTTACTTATTACTATAAAATCATAATCAGAATTATAACCATAATCCCATTTTTTAAATCTATTGTTTTTAGCTAATATTTTTGGATTTACAACATCTTTAACTTCTTTCCAAAGAGTTTGTTTGTAGCTCATTTACTTCTTCCTTCCGCAAAGCCTTTAAATAATTTAACTTCTTTTGGCTTATCAATACCTTTTAAAGTATTTTCTTCTTCTTCAACTCTTTGTAGTATTTCAAACGCATCCATAATACAAAGCTTTTTAGTTGCCGCTGCATTTTTTAAACGGTCAGCAGCTAAGTCATCAGAACTATCAGTAATAATTTGTTCTTCAGCTACTTTAATTAACTCGTCTACTGCTTTACGCCCAGCTCGGATTATATTCTTTCTCGTTTCCTTTGTACTCATGAGTTAAAGCTATATCATTTGATTTCATACAATAAAGTCGTTCACCTTCTATAATAAACTCAAACTCTGAGTTAGGTGTGAACGTAATAAGTGTTCCAGGTGTTATTTTAAGAGCTTCTAAGGACTTATTAGAATATTTTACTATTCCAACATTAGGTTGCTCTTTTCTGTTTTCTAATACACTTTGGTTTTTAAGTGGTTTTATAAAGCAATAATCTAAATGTGTTTTTAAATTATACATATAGATTTGTTCAGGTGCAACAAAATAAAGATCATCTTTAAAATGAGTTGAGCTATTTCGTTCTTTACCTTTTTGATCATACCATCTTCTAAATATATTATGATGAATATATAATTCATCTCCTATATTTATTTTAGTAGTATAAGCTGCGGGAGTTGAAACTACTACAGCCTTTTTACTAATAAATCTATGGTCTTCAATGCCGCTGTTGATAATAAGATTAGTATCAGCAACTCTTCTTGTATTGTCATACCTATCATTTAAAGGCTTGACAATAAAATAATACAAACTTTGCATCAATACTTAAGATCATACTCTACAGATATTGACATATTAGAGTTAAACTTTTTCCAAGGTAAGACTTCATTATTTTTAGTTATAAAAATATTATATGATTGATCTTTGTCTTCAAAAAGAATATCGCTAATAGTATGTCCACCATATACTTCCTGACCAGTTGAATAATGCATTGCATCGTTCTTATAGTCAGAACCTATACTAATCTTTCTTATTACCTTCGACATCTTTTTCTATCTCAGTGTAAGTACCATCTTCAACATTGATGTTAATAGCGCCATATTCTTTTTCTAATACAGATTTATATTCTTCAATGTCTTTATTAACGCCAGCTATATCATGCAATAAGCCATGCTTTTGGCTCTCTAATAAACCTATGTTTTGAACTAATTCATTGAGCTTTGTTTGTTGCTCTTGAATAGTTTTTAATTCTTCTTCTTTAATTTTCATTTGATTTAATTTAATTATATTTGTTTTACTCTTCTTCTTCTGGCGGATTTGGATCAATGCCATGTGAAGCGAGTTCTGCTATCCATTCAGCTTCATCTATTGTTTCATCGATAAACCACTTAGATAAAAGCTTTTGGTGAGGATCTACATATCCATAACCTTCAACATTTTTCTTTAATGAATTATCATACGCTATCCAATAAGTTCTAACGATAGGATTGTCTATAGGAATATTACCACTCATAATCTTTTTTTACATTTATTAATTTTCTTCTGGCATAGGTTCACTCCAAGCCGCAGTTGCTAATAGAGCTAAAGCCTCTGTTTGGTTCATGACATCTCCAACTATTGGTAAACTCCCACTAGTGACAAAACTTGGCGTTACACTATAAGAAAGTAGTCCTTGAGTGTTTGCTAAGTTTCTACGCATACTTTGTGCAGAAGATTGATTTACTTGAGAAAAAAGCACTTTGTCTGTATCGCTTAAGTCTATTACTATATAACTTCTATTATTCATTTTTATTTATTTTAAAATTTTAACTTGGTGTATCTGTTACCCTGTCTAAAACATCCATATTCACACTAAGAGAATTACTACTACTATAAGGTGCATCGCCTACTATATTATCTGACATTGCAACAGAAACCCCATTGGCATAACTACCAACACCATCTACAATAGCATTTTCACCCATATTGTTAGGAGCTGCTACATTTTGGCTTTGTCCATTGTTAGTTCCTTTTTCATCTAAAGCTATCCAGTAAGGGTCTAACCAAGATGTATTACTTCCTAACTGCCACCAGCTTACTAAGTTTGAATAGGCACTATGGTTGTTTAGGTT